ACTATTTTGACAGTAGGACAGAGAAAGTTGTCTTCCAAGAAATCGTTCACTTCATTGTAAAGTATGGGTCAGCAATCACGACCGAAGCACTCACTATTGAACTTGAGAATCGGTCTGACCTAACAGAGACAGAAATCAAAGAGGTCAGGGAAATCTCTGACTCTCTTCATGATTCTCCTGTTGATAGTCAGTGGTTGGAAGACACTACCGAAAAGTGGTGTCGTGACCGTGCCATTTATTTGGCACTTATGGAATCCATCAACATTGCTGATGGTAATAATGAGAAGAAGAATCGTGATGCGATTCCTTCTATTTTGTCTGATGCTCTTGCAGTATCATTTGACAATCATATCGGTCACGACTACCTGAATGATTATGAAGCACGCTATGAGTCTTACCACCGCAAGGAAGACCGTATCCCGTTTGACCTTGATTACTTTAACAAGATTACGAAAGGTGGTCTTCCTAATAAGACTCTTAACATCGCTCTTGCTGGGACAGGTGTTGGTAAGTCTCTTTTCATGTGTCATATGGCTAGCGCCTGTTTGCTTAACGGACGTAATGTGCTTTACATTACAATGGAGATGGCAGAGGAGAAAATTGCTGAGCGTATTGATGCAAACCTTCTCAATGTCAATATCCAAGATTTGACAGACCTGCCCAAGACTACCTTTGAGAATAAAGTTACCAAACTCTCAAAGAAGACCCAAGGTACTTTTATAATTAAAGAGTATCCAACTGCGAGCGCACATAGTGGACACTTTAAGGCACTTCTTAACGAACTTTCACTTAAGAAGTCATTTAAGCCTGATATTATTTTCATTGATTACCTTAATATATGTGCTTCCTCCCGCTATAAGTCGAATCTTTCTGTCAATTCATATAGCTATATTAAAGCTATTGCAGAGGAGCTTCGAGGGTTGGCTGTTGAAGCAAACGTCCCTATCGTATCTGCCACGCAGACCACTCGTTCTGGTTATGGTAGCAGTGACGTTGAGCTTACTGACACTTCTGAGTCCTTTGGTCTCCCTGCTACTGCTGATCTTATGTTTGCCCTTATTAGCACAGAGGAGTTGGAACAACTTGGACAACTTATGGTGAAGCAGTTGAAGAATCGTTATAACGACCCAACGATTTACAAACGCTTCATTGTAGGTATTGATAGAGCGAAGATGCGACTCTATGATTGTGAGCAGACTGCTCAAAACGACATACTTGACTCTGGACAAGAAGAGGAGTATGATTACGAAGAAAAGAAACCCAAAAAATCATTCGACGGATTTAAATTTTAATGACTAAGCATATTGATTTTGAACGCTATCAAAAATTTGTTGATGCGGTTACTAGCGATGCCTCTACTGATTTTCTCGCTCTTTCCGACCGCCTTGTTGCCCTTGACGAGAAGGGTGCCAATATTGAGCGACTTCTTACTGCAGGCGTTGGTATTAATGCTGAGGGTGGGGAGTTTCTTGAAATCATCAAGAAGATGGTTTTTCAAGGAAAACCTTGGAACGACGATAACCGTGAGCATCTTATTATTGAACTCGGTGATCTTATGTGGTATGTTGCTCAAGCCTGCATGGCACTCGGTGTTTCCTTTGACGATGTGATTGCCACTAATGTCAAGAAACTTGAGAAGCGTTATCCCGAAGGTGCCTTTGATGTTTACTTCTCCGAAAACCGTGCTTCTGATGACCGATGAAAAATGTAAGTATTGAAATGTCTGCTCGTGCTGCAGCAGCAGTCCGTCAAGTTTTGTTTGACGCACAAAAAGGATACACTACTGGATCTTCTGTCCCAGAGCGTGTCTTTGAAATTCGTGAAGTCATTACAGACCTTGACGATGCCATCAGTGCTGTGGTAGAATAAGCACAACGACCCGAAAGGGTCACTTGGGGAATTAGCACAGTTGGTAGTGCGCCTGATTTGCATTCAGGAGGTCAGGAGTTCGAGTCTCCTATTCTCCATAAATACCTAAAAAGATCAATGGCAGGTCAACAGGGATTTCTTTACGAAGGAAGAGTCCATAATAGGTTGAAAGCAAAAGGTTTGGTGCCTAAAGGATTTCAACCAGCAGGATCTGACCCTAATGCACCAGATGCAATGTTTTTGTATGGTGGAAAACCATATAAGTTAGAAGTCAAACTTGACCTTAAAGCAGACTATGGTCAAGGTAGTTTTGAATATGAAAATGGAGTATGGAGACTTGGTGGGGCAAAAACTGCTGCTGCTGATGAATTACGAAGTCTGATGAGAGCAGTTGGTATTGAAGCATTTGCCAACAAAGAATGGGGACCAAAAGGAGCACCTAATAAAGGAACAGTTGATAATAAAGATTTTACACAAGAGATGGTGAGATCTGATTATCTAAGATTTAAAGATGCATTTTTAACCATTCCATCAAAAGCTCTTCATAGTTACTATGGTGCAAAGTCTACTTATTATATACAGATAGGTGGATATGGTCTATATTATATGGCAGCAAATCCTGCAGGTCTTCCTGTCCCTCAGTTTAATCCTGGTTTGAGAATTCGTATTAGACTTAAAAGAGGTGGAAGCACACCAATCTATAATTACAGATTTACAACTGCACTTCAACTGACAACTAAACCTCCAAAGTCAAAATATGATATTGACCAAGGTGTTGGATTTTTGATGGGACAATGAAAGACTATCTACAAAAACTCATTCAAGACTTTACTAGTAGAGACTTCAAGCACTTTGCTGCTTATGTCTATACTACTCTTCAGCGTGAGATTGATGCGTCTAGGACCAAAAAGCAAAAGGATAAATATATATTGATACGAAAACAAATCTTAAGGTACATCGTAACTAATCAAAATACGGTTACCAAGGAGTTGCAAAAGAAGAAGTGATGAAGAATTTTTTCCAATTTTTATCTGAGTCCGCCGCCCAGCAAGCAGCAAGATTGGGTCTGCAAGGCGATGGTCATGGTGGTTGGTATGACAGAGCATCTGGTGAGTTTGTCGCCAAGACGGAAAAGGGTAAACTTAAGTTTTATAATAAGCGTCAGAAAGTTGGTGGTAAAGACCCAGCACAAACTGAGAAGGAAAAGAATGTCTCAGACCCCAACTTTGTTGACCCTGCACTGCAGCAGCAAGCACAAGACCAAGCAGCAATGGATTCTGCAGCAGCACAAGCACAACCTCCTGCAGAAGAAGCACCACCAGTAAACTATCTTCCAGTAGAAAAAACAAAAGGCACATTGACTGTTGCTTTTGGTCGCTTCAATCCTCCACACCTGGGTCACCTGCAGTTGATGGATACTGCTGCTGCATCTGCTGAAGCAGAGGGTAGCGACTATATGATTGTGCCATCACGCAGTCAAGATGCTAAGAAGAATCCATTAGATGCTGATACTAAAGTCACCATCATGAGACAGATGTTTCCTCAACATGGTGAGCGTATTTCTAATGATGTTGGCACCAGGACTATCTTTGATGTGCTGAAGAAAGCACATAATGATGGTTATGCAAATGTAAGAATTGTTGGCGGTGCTGATAGAGTTAAGGAGTTTGAGAAACTTTCTAACAACTATAATGGTAATCTCTACAACTTTGATAATATTGAAGTTGTATCGGCAGGTGACAGAGACCCAGACTCCGAAGGTGTAGAAGGTCTGTCTGCTTCAAGAATGAGACTTGCTGCAGCAGAGGGAGACTTTAAAACATTCCGTGCTGGTATGCCACCAGAAATGAGACCAAAGGATGCAAGAGCAATCTTTGATACAGTAAGAATGTCAATGGGTATTGAAGATGGAGTTTCTGAAGGTTGGCAAATTGCTCCTAAGTTTAATTATCAAGTCCTTCGTGAAAACTATATCAATAACAATATCTTCAAGATTGGTCAATTGGTAGAAAACCTCAATACTGGTTTGGTTGGTCGCATCATTCGTCGTGGCACAAACTATCTTATCTGTGTCACCGAAGATAAGATTATGTTTAAGTCCTGGATTAAGGATGTTACTGAAGCAGTTGTGAATGGTACTACTAGAAGTGGAGTTGGACCAGAAAGTAGATTGGTTGGTACTGATAGGTATAGAAAATATGTTATGTCCATGGTTCCTGGATGTGTGAGCGGATATGATTTCATAAATAAGAATAAGAAAAGAAAAAAGTAGTCTTTACTCGAAATGAAAAAGCATATCGCTGAAGAGCTTCCTGCAAGAAAGCACGCTCCTGCTGCTGCACCAGCACCTCAGGCAAAAGATGGTGAAGGTGGTGGAAAGAAAGAGCAGAGTTCCGAAAAGAAAATTCGTCAAGCAGTATACGATATCCGCTATCGTGCTAGAAGAGAGGACATTGACCTGAAGCAGGCATTCTCTCAGTATATGTCTAATAGTTCTTTAAGTCCTCAAGAGAGAGCGATGGTAAGGGCAAAACTCTTCGGTAAAGAAGGTGGTGCTAAAGTTGCTGAGCAGTTTGAGAATACTGGTAGCGACTTGGCAGTTGATGGTGTTGCTAATGCACTCTTCAAAGTTTTTGTTGAGGGTGTTGAGAAAGCAGAAGAGCCTATTCAACTGGTTTATGAGCGCCAGATGGAAAGCAAAGAAGGCACTAAGTATCATGTCAGTGTAAGTGACCCTAAGACTGGAAGAAGATACACAAGATTTGCAACAAGAGAAAAGATTACTCAACTGAGAGCAAAAGGTCTCAAAGTTGAAATGACTGAGCACGAAGATGCAAGAGAAACAGCATCTCCAAAGTCAAAGAAAGGGAAGGGTCTTGACCCAGTAGGTCGTGAAGATAAGGATGTTGATAATGATGGTGACCACGATAAGTCGGATAAGTATCTTCTGAAGCGTCGTGAAGCAATTGGTAAAGCAATTGCCAAAACCAGAAATGAAGATTATCTCTGGACCGAAGCAACTGGTACTACTTCTGTGGAAGGTCAGAATGCTAAGAAGATTGATGTAATGAAGTCTGGTGAGCAGAATGCTGTTAAGGTATTCCCAGACATGAAGGAAAGTAAGTCTCATCAAAAATTCTCTGAATTAATTCAAGAGAAGAAAATGAGCAAGAAGGAAAAGAATAAGAGGGAAAAGTATGTAAAGGGAATGAAGAAGAAAAAGGGTGACTTCGAAGAGCGTTATGGTGAGCGTGGTAAGGAAGTAATGTATGCTACTGCCACTAAGATGGCAATGAAAGAGGAAGCAGCATGTCCTAAGTGTGGTAAGTCTCCTTGCGAATGTGATACCAGAGGTAATGAAACTTATCGCAATCTTCTTAAGAATAAGTTGAGAGCAATGGGTAAAAAGGTTATTGCTGCTTGCGGTGATGAAGAGAATCTGGAGAAGTCATACAATGATATGATGACTGCAAGTTTCATCAAGACTGATGAAATGGGTCAAATGAAACCAGTCCATGTTTTTAAGAAAGTTTCTGCGGAGGGTTATGATAGCACCTATGGTAGAGGTGAGAAGGGAGAACCAAAAGGAACTCAATATCTTAAAGTAGATAAGGACAAGTTCAATAAGGATATGGAGTTTTGGAAAAAAAGATTGCAATCCAATCAAGTAAAAGGAGCATAAATCTCCCTATATATTGATAGATAACTGGTATCTATCATGTTAGGATTCCTTCTCCCATTAGCATCAAAGATTATTACTGATGCTGTCGCTAAGATCCCCGAAAATGAGGAACTTGGTGAAAAACTGATTGACATTTGTTTGGTTATTCTTGGTAAGGCAGTTAAACTGACCAAGACCGATATGGATGACAAACTTCTGGAAACAGTAGCAGCGGCAATTAAAAACCGCGAAGAGTGATTTAAAGGAGACCACTAAGGTCTCCATTTTTTATAAATATCAATATAAGAATTTTATAGGTAAGGAAACATGGCTCTTTGGGGCAATAAAGACTTAGTATATTCCACGGGAACAGTTGATGTCAATTTTGACACAAAACAAATCACTGGAACGGTAGGTGTTGTCACCTTTACAACAGCTGGAATTTCCACTGGTAACGTTGTGACTGTTGGTGCTGGTGCAACTTACGGTTACGCAGTTGTTACTGGGTTTACCTCAACCACACTTTCTATCGCATCCACTGCTGGATTCGTAAGTGGTTTGACAACTGTTACTGGAAGCACATACGCAGTTTCAGAAGAACCACTTTACACCGTGGTTGACTCACACTACAGAGCACCTGAATCAAAGGTAACAGGATTCTCCACAAACCCAGTATTCACTGGAGTATTTGGTGTAGACAAGACTGAGGTTGGTCTTGCCCGCACAACTGCAGTTGGTGGTAAGGCTGGTGCTTATGGTGTCGCACACTCTGGATGGGTTGGTGTTACAACTTATATTGACGGTCACGGAAGACTCAGAGTTAAGTCTGAAGTATTAGTCGCTGGTGGAATCACCAATGATGCCGATGATGATGCAAGATTCCCTGAATGATAACTGAGTGATGTATGAGATTTGATGAATTGAATGAGGGTAATTATTTACTCTTTGCTATAAAATTCTACGATAACCCTCAGGCAGTCACTAAAGATGACTTCGAATCTGACCTGAAAAGGATCAGGTATGTTAAAAGGTTATTAAAACGATATAAGAATAGTGGAGAATTGAAAGTCCATCTCATTCTAAATCATCTTATAGTACTCTTTAATGTTTTTAATGATGCTACGGTTCCTCTTCTATTCTATAACTTAGAAGAGGACCTTTGGCCATCTATCAAAAGTTTTTTATTATTCTTGAATAGAATTCCAGAGTATCCAAAGACTTTAATAGATGATATAGAAGCAGACCAAAATTGTTTAGTACAACTCAAAGCACTCTGATGGATATTGATAGAATTATTGAAATTGTCAGAACTCTGAAAGAAGAGGCACCAACCGTTAGCGTTTCTGGTGGTGGTGTTGCAGGTATTACAGGAGAACCTCCCGTATTTCCCAAAAAGAAAAGACCTACTATTCTTGCTAGGGGTTGTATGAAAGGTGCTAGGACACGCTGGAAGAAAGGATGTAAGTAAATGTTTTCCCAAGGATCAAAAGTTGCGGTTCTCGAATCTAAACTTGATATCTATGAAGACTTGTCCCGCGAAATGCTATCAAAACTAGAATCAGCAGTCGATAAGATTTCCGAAGGAAATGCACGCATCGCAGCAATTCTTGCTAAGCACGACGAAAGAATAGAGCAGAGTATAAAGACTGATGACTTAATCATCAAGATGATTGATGAGGTCAAGCAGTCAAGTGATGCAGACCACAAGATTATTCATGAAAGAATTGATAGAATACAGACAGAGTTGAAGTCTCTATCAAAGTTTAGATGGCAGGTAGGAGGTGTGCTTGCTGTCGCTGTAATATTCATAAGCACCATCAACGCATTTGTCCCAAGACTATTGACTGCAGCTCAAGCAGGGGTTAGAATAGAGCAGCAGAAATAGCATTCTCATAATGGATTTGGTTGACTCCAAGTATATTGGTCTCGTTTCGTCGCGCCTACAAAAATTCAAGAGGGTCAAGTCGGATCTCTACAACTTCCGCTGCCCTATCTGTGGGGACTCCCAGAAGAATAAAAACAAGACGAGGGGATACTTGTATCCTGTGAAGAACAACACCAACTTTAAATGCCATAATTGTGGTGCTAGTCTGTCTTTCAACAACTTCCTGAAAGAGTTGGACCCAGTGCTCCATAAGCAATACACGCTGGAGAAATTCAAAGAAGGTCATACTGGTAAAGGTTTTGTTGTTGAAGCACCCAAACTGGAATTTAAGAAACCAGTATTTAAGAAGTCTTTAGACTTACCTAAGGCATCTTCAAATCCAGTTGCTAAAGAATATCTGGAGAAGAGAAAACTCAATCCAGAAAAGTTTTATTTTGCTGACAAGTTTAAGGAGTGGACTAATACTCAAAAAGTCACCTTTGACACTATCGGTAGGGATGAAAGTCGCATTATTATACCAATGTATGATAGGGACAACAATCTCATCGGTTTTCAGGGTAGAAGTCTAGTTCCTAACTCTGTTAAATATATCACTGTGATG